ATCAGTTTGTTGGGCTTGGAACCGGTTGCTTTTTGGATAGTTTGTGCCCCGGTGCGGATATCAGTCTCAGGGTCGCTGTTAGCAAAGTCAGACCACTGGTTAGTACCGCTCAGGGTTACATCAGTACCCCAAACACTGGTCTTGAAGAAGTCAGCTACTATAGACGCTTCACGGTTAAGCATGAATTGGTCTGCAAGCCATTCGGCTCCGGTGATTTGCAGCTCCACCGCTTCATCCTGGTTCGCAATATCTTCGTCGTTAAGAGGATACGCCAAGTGGAAGATATCACAGAAGTAACTGGTGGAACTTAGTTCCAATGCACCTTCGGGATAGGTGTCACCAGCAGTACGCCTTTCAACGTAGTTTCGGAACCAGAAATCCTTAGTCCAGGTATAGTATTTGTCAGATTGCTTGGCGCTTTGAACCATAGGGAAGATACTGTCGGCTATATAGCCGCTATTTTGGTAGCCTACGCTGATGGCACTTAATGCCGAATCAACATGGACATCCGAACCAGTTGGTTGAGCCATCTAAGGGCCTCCTTGTTTGATTACTAGGTAACTAGATTTGGATAAAGTGTGGGGTCGCACAGTTGATGATGGCTTCAGCCATTTCACCGGCAGCACCTGAGGCAGCAACGATTGTTCCTACCACATAGTGAGTGCTATCACCACCAGTTGTTACGGTCTTGGCAACAGCTTGACCATCAGCAGATGTACCAATCGCTGCGGCTTCGTTCAGGGCAGCATCGCTACTGACCTTAGTACGACCCATAATCATAACCTCGGCGGCTTTTCCGGCAGTATCTGGTTTATTGAGCAAGACACCGATGGGTTTATCGGTAGTGGCTGCGCAAACTCCAACTTCCCGAGGATTGGCAGTCATCTTTACGAAGTAGAACTGCTTCGACGAGAGGTCGGCATCAGCCTTAAAGGATTCAGTGTGAATAGGTTTTTGGTCTGGACCAACTGCTACAGCCATACAATGGCCTCCTTATATGAGTGGGTTCTATATTTACTTAGTGGGTTCCGTTAGCTGTGGCTCTCATGGAAGCCTTCAGAGCTTCAGCATATGTGATGGTAGGGTTATCTTCTTGGTACTGGGAGAGAGCCCGGTCAAAGTCGCTGGTATCATTGTCACTAGAGCCGTCGAGGAGAGCGATTGTATTGCCAGCTTGTGCGGCAAACTTATCAGTCTCTTTCCAGGATATCAACAAGTCAGTGGCAGCTTCCTCACCAGCAGTTTCAAAGAGGTTAGCCAATTTCTCGGCACGTTCTCTAGGATTGCCGGAGGTATGTACCAGGGTCTTGGTTTCTTCTTGGAACTCCATAACACGATTGGTGTGTTGAAGTTCTTTGACTTGCTCACCAAGTTGCTGGTGTTCCCCGAAATTAACCTGCTGTGATTGGAGTCTAGTTATCGCGGTTACAATCTGCCCTAAAGTGGCAGACTCACCGAGATGCAGGATTCGCGCAATTTCCTTGGTCATTAGTTTTTCCTCCATTTCGGCAGGTTTATCTGCCTTTGGCTTAGGAGCTTCTTCCTTTTTTGAGAGCTTGGCTTTACAATGTGCTTCTGGGTTTTCTATGCCCTCCTTCTTGGCTGATATAAGACAAGATTCCCAAGCATCTTCGGATACACCTTCAGGTGCATGGTCAGCATATTGGATAGATGTCATATCTTCCTCCATTAGGGCTATTAGGTTACGAGCGTTTGATAGGAGTTTAGATGCTATATTAGTTGTATGCGTATCAACGCTATTTCGCTCAGGTGCATAGGTAGCTCTTGCCTGTGAGAGCGCGGTATTTAGACCACTAGCTACCTGGGATACAGTAGCCAATGCAGTTCCTTGATTTATAGAGCCCTCTGTAACCCCATCAATCATCTGCTCCACAAAATCAGATATGGCATTTAACCAAGTGGCCTTTTCACCTGAAGATGAACTGGCTATAGGTAAGTTAGTAAAGTTGAAAGCCTCATAATTAAAATCTGGCAGAGCAAACTCTGATGCTGGTTCCTCGCTAAATACCCATTTAATAAGACCTCTAACAGCACCTAGAGGCTTTAGCATAGGCTTACCCATCATTAGATTTTTACCTATTACTAAACCCATAGCACCACCGAGCATACCACCTAGTGGACCAGTCATTGATAACAGGAAGTTCTCTACAACTCGGAGGCCGGTACGCTTTGCGGTAATTTCGTCAGGAGCAGATACAGTTGCGGTAACATGACGACCACGACCGAAGTCACGGAATGGTATATCATAGAGATTATCACCTTCCCCCGCACCGGGAACTAGAGTTTCACCACTTTCAAAGAGGTTATAGTCACTTGTAAAGTATTTACTACCCTTTGGAGGTGGTAGTGTAGTTATCAAAAGACTAATTGCACTCGTCAACTTATCGTCCCAGTCTTGACCTCTAGCCTCCTTTGAATCCATTATTTGAGCCATTAGTTCCATCTTCCGCTCATTATCTATGCTAGGGTCATCACGTATTGCCATGGCCTTGGCAAATAGTTCATCGTAACTTACATCCGGATGGAAATAATCCATTTGCGTTGGGTCATTATCGTCAAATAAGTTACCTATTGCCTGGCCAATTCGATTGATTATTCCTATTTGTCCCCTAAATGCTTTTTGCTTAATAGGACCAAAACGGGCCGCGTTATACCGTATCTGGCGTATATGCTCCCGAACATCAGCAAGAGCCATCATGGTATCAGGACCTAACGTAGTCTTGCTTCTTGCGGCTGATACAATCCCATACAATTCGGTTTCGATATCATCCATGTGTATGTCATTAGGGTCAACCTGTAGAACCTTTCGTTCAAGGGCCCTTATCATAGGAAGTAAAGACTCATCAGCATCTATACCAGCGAAGTTACTCTCTGCCATCTTCAAACGAGGGTCATAGTCTTTCATTATTTGAAGGAGCATAAGGTCCTCAACCGACATCTTCATTTGGCCGGTTGTTCTCATTTCCAATATATCAGCTAAGGTTGCAGCTCTACCTAATATGGTAGTGGCTTCAGCTAGTAACCTAGCGACAACATCCTCGGCGTCAAAGTTACTCTCTGCCATCTTCATTTGAAGTATAGATTCCCTAATACTTGCCAATCGTGCAGGAAAATCTGCGGGTGCTCTCTCGGATATTCCTCCAAGATTATCTACACGGACTAGAGCATCTTCAACCGAGATTAGCTTAGCCTGCACATCCTTAAAGATTTGAATCAATGCCCTATGAAAGACAGTTGGGTCACCTTCGACAGCAAATTTAGACCCAGCAAAATCACTATCAAAGGTAAAAACATTATCAGCAGAGCTACCGTCATCAAGCATCGTGGCTTGTTGCAGCGTTGGCAAGTCTGCCAGAGCTGGGCGTTGTGCCCCAAGTAGGGCAAGACCGGACAACACCGTTGGAAATACTTCTTCACCTTGTCTGCGGTTAGCCTGTATCTCGGCGGATACTCCGGTAAACAACTTATCTTTAACTAGCTGGCCGACCTTATCACTTAGGCGAAGGTCTGCTGTCAGGTGAGTGTCGTTTAGGTGGAGAGCAGTTATCTCACCGAGTCTTACTTGGCCCTTGCCTCCGCTGCCTTCTCCGACAGCTAATACGGCTGGAATACCCATAGCATCGGCAACTTGTTGGTTAAACTCGTCCGAACTATGGCCCATTTTAACTGGTATTGTGGGTGGAGCCTTACGATTGAAGGCATCAACCATATGTTCTAGGTCCTCTCTTGAGAAGGTTTTCTCAGTACCTAGACTGTCTATATGGGTTCCTGGGGTAAAGATAGCTACATTTTGGAGTATAGCATCAAATTCTTGTGTCATAGAATCCTCTGACCACCTATTGTGAGGATAGTAAATACCTTTGTCACCTAGACGGCGATATAGACCATCCATTATCTTGTTAATTTCTTGTATTAACGCTATATCCATATCCCCGGTAGATTTAATATTCTGGTTCTCAAGTAGATTAGCTAACCTATCTAAAAGGTCTCCAGGAATATCCCAAGGTATACTAAGTATATTCTCTAAAGTCCTACGAGCATCATCATCCTCAGGACCTTGAAAATCCTGTTGCTCGTATTGTACCATCGCCGTTGATTGTAGCAATAACTCAGCCTCGTTTGCAGGCCACAACGCAATTACAAAGGTTCTTACGGCAGATGCGATATCAGGGTCGGATGACCTCTTACGTTGCAACTCTATAAGAGCTGTATAGGCATCCTCTCTATCCATCGCACCGATAGATACTTGGTCCAGGAAAAAGGCAACAATACCAGAGATAGAGCTGCCCGCAAAGTCACTCTCGGACATCTGTATTTTGAGAAGGTGTAGACTCTCCTGAATATCAACAATAGCCCTTCTGGCATTAGAACCTATATCTTCACTCCTCTCTTTTGCTTCCCAAGAGGCTAATTGAATTAGATTTAGCTCACGCTCGATACTTTTTAGGTCCATATTATAGGGATTACTCTGTTGTATCTTTAGCTCAAGAGCCTTTATCCTAGGTAGTAGAGATTCCCTCTCAATTACGGGTACATAATTAGGCCCCATAAGTAGATATTCAGGAACCCGTGCAAAGTCACTATCAAAGGTAGTTTCAACACTTTCCTCATTCTCGGATGGGTATTTGCCACTTATCTCCTTATGGAGAGCAGCGCAGTAGCCTTCAGGAGAATCCTTCTCCCGATTCTCGGCCACTCAAGCTGCAAAGTCTTTATATTCACCAAATGGCATTTAGTTTCCTCGAATGTTAGAACTTTCGTTCTTAGCTCTTAATATAACCCTATTATAGGTAGGTTGTCAAGCTAAATAGTTGCTTCAGTTATTATGTCATGTAAAAGTAACATTTTGCTAATGGGGAAAGATAAATCTTTATATACTAGTGATATAGTTGTGTAAAATATTAACTGCAAGAGTTATGTTAGTAACCCTATAGCGGAGAATACCCAGCATCCTTTCTAGCTTCCACATCACGCATAGCTTGTTGAGTTAGCCCTTCAATTCGCCTAGCTGTACTACCCCAGCCTTGTTTAGTAGCAAAACTAATCATATTCTTTAAGAGTCCTATGGCATCTAAGACTGTTTGACCCTTAAATCTTTGGTCTGAAAGAGTCTCAGGGCGAAGGTCAGTTCCAGATTCAATTTGCCGCTTTGTAGACTCATAGGTACGGAGAAGCATCTGAATTATATCTATAGTATCATTAGCCTCCTGAATCAAGTCCTCAGGGTCTCCTTGGAAATGATATTCTGCATCCTCTTCGAAGATACCACTCCTCTTTAGGATAGTAAGCAGTTCAAAATCCACATCAGTCAGTTTTAACTTGCCCAAAGCATAGAGGTCTTGTATATCCTCCCACTCGGGGACTCTGCCTAGGAGCCATGTAGCTTGCTTCATTACTCGGTGGAGGATATCGTATTGAAGGTCCTCAGGACCTGCTTGAAATTGTTGTTCCTCCAGAAATGCAGTTTGTCCACGCAGATATTTAGCAGTTTCTACAATTCTATCATATCCTCGCATACCTGCGGCTTTAATTACAGCCGCTAAGGTCAACATCATTGTCCCTTGCTTCATACCCAATTCATGGGCTGAGACCTGTGATTCTAACCGAATTAGTAAAGCTCTAAACCAATCGGCGGATAAATCAGCATCATCTTGGGTTAAAAGGTTTAGGTCAATACTAGCAAATTGTTGCTCCGCTAAATTGCTACTAGATGTGACTTCGGATATAGCATCATCCACCATGCTAAGTAGCAATATCCTAACCTCTGGACCACCTCTGTAACCACCGCTTGTTCGCCGAGCTTTGGTTCTGGCTTTGATTAGAGAGTCGAGGGTTCTGTCAGCGTCTATGATTCTGGTACGGTATTGCTGCATCAGGCCGTCGATTCGGGCCTTTAGTTTCTTGACATCTGGGTGACGTACTGCCCCTTCTGGGGAGTAATGGATATTTTCCTTGAGTTCTTGAGTTCCTTGGGCACTTTGAGGCACATTTAGCTTGGAGCCGATAATACGCCGTGTGAAGATATCTACGAGGCCAAACTTCTGTGTATTCTCTGCAAAGACGTTTTTAAGAGCTGTAAAGCCCTTAAATCGGCCTTGTAGTAGCCTCATACCTACATCAACACCTGCGCCTAACGCAGCACCAATTGTTACCCGCTTAGCTATCTGTCCTCTTGACCATTTACCGCCAGTTTCAGGAGTTCCTGTAGTAGTTGTGGTTGAAGGAGTTGTTGTAGGTTCTTTATCTACATCGCCTTTACTTTGCCGCTCTTGCTCAGGTCGCCGTGCAGATTCCATTTCTTCGGGAGATACCCACAATTCTTGATTACCACTACCTAAGAGTCTAGCTAGTTTACCGCCAGGAAGTCTACTACTAATCCCAGCCTCTATTTTTTTGGCAGTTTCCATAGCCGAGGATTGGTCTTTAGCTCTGATAAATACGGCTACACCACGACCTTTCTCGTCTCGGAATACGGCAACGAACTTCTGGCTCTCTGGGATTTGTCCTCCAGCGGTACCTCCAGTAGGTTTTGCGCTGGTGTCAGCTTTAGTTGCGGAGGGAGAAGCTGTTGGGGTGGCAAACTCAGAGATTGTATATGTTCCATCATCTTCTTCAAAGGCCTCAAGAATTTCATCTATATCCTCGTACCGAAGAATCACAGTTTTAGCGGTTTGGAGGAACTGTACCAAGTCCTGTAGCTTCGGCTCTAGAGCATTGCGTAGGCTTGCCATATTTAGATAGCCGTCTATGGTGGTTAGTGCTGCGGTGCGACTAACAGCAATCCAGGCGGTAGGGTCACTATGGTCAGGGTTTTGAATGTCGTGGATTATGTCGTTGATTTCATGTCGAACCTGGGACACAAAATTAGGGACTAGGTAGTGTGGGATATCATCTTCAGCAAAGCCATAGCGACTCTCGGAAGCCTCCATAACCTCTTCTTCAGGGATTGCTTCCTCTTCTAAGCCTTCGTCAGTCTCCGGGACTTGTAGAGGTCCCTCTAGGGGCTTTAGACCTAGCTGAGTACGGACCCGGTTGCGAAGTTCGGTATCATTCGGGTCAAGCATATTGGCACCGATTAGGGTGTTGTATGCCTGAGCCAGACTTTGCAGGTTCATATCATGGGGTCTGAGCCACTCAAGGCGTGGGTATTCTGCTGGATGTAGATTGTTTACTTCGAAAATCCATGGAATTAGCTGTCGGTTCCATACAGAGAGCATCTTTTCCTGGATTGACCTTAGCGCAAGGCCAAAGAACGTGGTCATTTCGTCAGCAAGGGCTTGAGTCCCTACTGCCTCGGAACCTAGGCTTATGAAGTCAGCGAAGAAGCGTTGGCGGATGAGATGTTGCCAATCTCGTATCATCTCACGAACATTATAGACTTTATTGCCACCGCCGTAGGCTTCTAGCGTTGCACCACCAGGCAGAATCACATAAACAGCTTCGTCCATGCGGAAGCCTTCTAGTGCTGAGGCTAGATTATCCAAATCGGTCTGAGTGTACTTAACACCCTCTTTTAGGGTTACTACTGGGGCGTTACCAACGTCACGTTCTGCCCCGATGGCTTCGATAGTCTCTAGATTCTTCTTGAAAAACCACGGGCGGTAGAGGGAACGGAGGATTCCACGCCCTTGAGGGTTACGTTTTCGGCCTCTAAAGGTGAAGTGCAGGAGCTTATCCATCGGTGCTGAGAGGATTTTTCCGTTCTTATCTCGTTGATTGAAGCTCTTTACACGCCCAAACTCGTCAATTTCTCCCCATGTATCGAGGGATTCTTGCCCAATTGGTATCAATGCTGTGAGGTACATCATGCCATCAGTACCCTTTTCCACAACTTTTTCGCTTATGGCAAAGCCCATATCCATAAACTCAAGCATTTCCTCGACATGGGATGTCCATTCAAGGTCAGGCATCTTGAATAGGTTTTCTTCAATGAACTTTTTAGCCATAACATCGGCTTCATCGTCGCTGGCAGCAATAACCTCGAAGGGAGCTGCTAACAATGGTGTCTTTATGGCCTCAAATAAGCTACCTATAACTACATCGTCCTGCATTTCCTGGTAAATCTTAACCGCACGGCTCCAGGGCTTGAGTTCGGAGAGGTACTCCTCATTCATTTGCCCACGCCATATGGATAGGCCCGTATTTAGCTTAACGGCTGTAGATGTTTGCTGCGGGGTTCTGGGCTTACGCTTTCGTGGTGAAGGAATCTTTGTAGCACTTGTAGTTCCATTCTGTGTTACCATTATTGTACTCTCTCTGGGATAGACTCAGTTATACCGCAGCTTGCATGGACCCAGGACCAATTTTTATTTGATGGTGCATATAGTGTCCATTCTTTTAAGGCTGTTAACTTCTGGCATTGTTTACACCATCGGCTAAGTACATCTTCCCAAGGGTCAGGTGGTTTATTATCCATCAACATTTAACGACTTCTCCAATTTCGGGTGGTTAAGAATTTACCCCATTCACGTTTTGGAGTTGCAGGAGTTTGATTTCTGGTTTTATACATCATTGGAACAGGAGCTGCCTCTGACAAGAGTGTATGGAGAAAGTATCTCATAGCATCCATGCCGTGATTGTCCTTGTCTTGGGGCGTCTCTCTGTCGTTTTGGTTTCTACGTTTGTCGCTCCAGCGGTAGTTGCCAAATTCTGCTGCTGTGGAGGTCGGTTTATTCTGCCGTAGCAGTTCATCGTCCTCTTCAATTAGGGCATCATCAAAGATATGGACTTTACCATCACCGAGAAGCTCGTATGTGGTTTGGATTCCAGGCCCTACAGCCTTATTTGCTATTGTGGTATCAACACTTTTGTCATCTAGGGTAGCTCTATCCTCAGCATCATGGTCTGCAAAGCTGTCGGATACAAATTCGGGATAGCTTTTGATTCGTGCCGCGTGGGTTTCTACTAACCGTTTCGAATAATAAATCTCCCGGTAGAGGTAGTAGCCTTTTATGTCATCAGTTTCTTCGTCCTTAGGGCAACAGGCCCACCACTGACACACGAATGGGTTTGTATAGCCAAAGTCTATGCTTCGGTAGCGAGGCCAGTGTGGGGGTATCTCGAATGGAGGTATTACCAAATCAGGAATTTCTATATGGTCGTAGACAAGACCTTCGAAGCCTATCCACTTACCGAATACATAGCGGTCCCTATAACGCCCTGTGAACTTCATTAGGGTGGCTTTGTAATCGTCGGGTAGGAAGGGATTATCTAGGGTGTTAGATTCTACTACCTCCCGGTCAGGGTCATTATCAAGATAGAACCTCTTGTATAGGTAGTGTTGGGGTGATGCAGGGTTCGTGGCCATGAACATTTGACGGAATGGGACTGTGGTAAGCCTCAATCGCCCTAGAAGCATTGAGTAATCTTCCTCATTTAGTTCAATAACCTCATCTACAAAGATCCAACCGACCTCTAAACTGCCGATTTTTAGGGGGTCATCAAGGCCTAGGAAGAGGATTTCGCTGCCATTTTCAAGGGTGCAGATGTGGCTTTCTTGGTTATATGTGTGAGGGATTATGCTTTGAGGGGCTGTGTAGCGGAAGAATGTGTCCATCGTGGTATACCGCAGACTTGCATAAGTACGGCGAAGGATTAAACCACGGTTTCCGGGATACCTCAGGGACAGGAATAGTGCCTTCTCACAACCGGTACGGGATTTGCTGGCCCCAAAAGCACCGCTGAACATCAGCTCTTTGGTAGTGCTCTCCATAAACTGACGCTGGGCGGGTATTTTGCTGGTATCGAATTTAGCTATTGGAGTGGTCATTATGACTCCTTAGAAACCTCTATACCACTTGCTGTAATAGTAGCTCCTTCGATGATGATTTCTTCCAGCGGGTCCCCTACTGTAGGTTCTGTAATTACAACAGATGTCCCTTCGACCACAGCGTTTGGGAAGTTATCTTCAAAGTCGTATAGCTTGACTTGGTGGACAATCTTGCCCAGATGGACTACCTTTTCGTTGAGTACGCCTTGAATCTTGGCTATAGTTTCCTCGGCTCTAAGTCTTACGGTGAGTAGGGCGGGGGCCTTATCGGGGTAGAGATTGTTGTAGTAGATGGCATCTCTTTGTAGAAGCCTCAACCCCTCTATGCGTTCAGCAGCCAGCTCGTGGACATCATTTTCGTGCAATTCACGGAGTTCAGTCCTCTTGATATTGAGGTCTTGTATGATGATTTTGCGGGTTACCAACTCTGATGTGGCAATCTCGTCTATAGAGAAGGCACTAAGCCACTTCTTGATAACTCTGTCCCGCCGCCGGTCGAGTTCCAGCGATTTTTCGGCTGTATTATATATCGACTTATCAACTGCACTCTCAGTTACCATAGCCAGACCTCGCTGTGTCGTTCTTTTTATCCAGTGTAACATAAGGCGGTGCTGTGTGTAAAGGTGAAAAAGTGTTGCAGTTATAATGTCATGTGAATCTGTTTTGGTGAATTTTGCCTGTAGTGGTACGTGGACGATTAGCACAAATGTTCCGATAAACACCTAGGTGGGTTCCAGAACATCCGTTCTACGACGAATTTCGTAGGAATAAATAAATATATGATGCCTATTCGTAATGGCATAGCTTCAACGATAGACGAATTTCGTCACAATTAAAAGATTATGCGACGATTACCATAAGCGCAATACGACACATATGTTACGAATACCATAGGTCAATAGATAAGAGATAATAGCACTTCGTAGGTAAGAGCTTAAAATGTGTTGCCTTATTGACGCCGACGAATATCGTCACATATAGCACTGGATCCTACGCTTTCACTACAACCTACGCTCAAAGACCACGAATTACATACATGATTGGGTCGAAAATGACTTGTATTCTCACGACTGGTATGCTAAGATTGAGTCGTACATTAACGGCTAAAATCGAAGGAGGCGACCTAAGCCAAAACTAGAACGGGCGTACCAAAAATAATTTGATAGGGAGTATCTAAATTGACAACCGAAACCAACATTCAAACTGACCTAACCCAAGCCCTAACCGACGCCGCCGCCATGCGGGCCGAAATCCAGACCCGAGCCACGACCGAAGAAAATTTCGACGTTCAAGCGACCCAATTGGCGATTCTGAATTCCAAAATCCGGGAGCTTACGATATCCGCCAACGAGGGCGAGCGTATCGTCGTATCCACTACCCTATGCACGGAATTTGCAACGCTAATCGACGCCTCAGAGCTTGAGCGGCTAATCGGCGAGCCCGTCACTAGCGTGTTTATGTCCAAGACTCCCGGCGATGGCGAGAATGGCGATATCTGGACGATAAACGTCAATCCCAAAGCTAGAGTAGCAACGACGAAATCCGCCACCAAAGGGTCCGGAGGTAGTCGCAAAATGCAGC